AATCCCCCGGGTCCGAGTAGATGATCCTCGGGTTTGCCGGCCGGGTTATGGTAGACGCTGTAGGGCCGCGGGGTTCCTTGCGGAGCAAGGTCGGGATAGAGCCGCCCACCGCAGAGCGCCATGAAGTCGGCATCTTGCCGTAGAATCCAAACGACTCCCTCCCGCACGGTGCCAAGCGCCGTTGCCAGCGCGGCGCACTCTACCGGGCGCGTCCACTCGGATTCAACGCTCCCCACTTTTGCATAGGCGATGAACTCCCAGAGCGCCCGCAAGGGTTGCGGGATCGTGATCGTCCCTGAGCCAAGCACCCGATAGCTATTGCTCTCCGCACTCCATTCCTCGGTTGATCGTGCTCGGCGGTAACGTGCGTAAATGTAAATCCCTGCGGTCCCCGTTACCGCAAGGGATATCTGTCCGCTCTCAGGAGTTGCAGATATTCCCGTCGGCGCAGTCGGCACCAATGCGCCCGCGTAGCTTCCCACCTTCGCCACGTTCGCGATCTTGTAGGAAGTCGGAGAAACTACGTTAACCTGTCCGGGATCGACGTTGCGGGCCGACTCGTCGAAAGCCGCAGTCTTGCTCGCATTCTGGATTTTGTAGTCATGCGTGAGCACAACGTTTGCTTCGCCGGGGTCGGTGTTGCGCGTGGCCTCTTCGATGGCCGAGTAGATCTTGTCGCTGGTGCCGCGCGGGGGCAGGATGCTGGAGAGCGCGATGGAGCCCGCAACTCCGCCCGTGGTGTCGTCGGCGGCTACGGCGGTAGATGCAGGCGCATCGAAGAGCCCGGCCGCCGAGATGATTTCAAACGCGCCATCGGCCAGGTTCGCGTGCGCGACGGTGAGGACGACGTAGTAGAGGTCGGAGATGGTGTCGCCGACCGCGAAGACGCGCGTGAGCTTCGCGCCGTTGATGGCGGTCATGTTCTGGTTGACGCCCGCGGCGAAGCTGTGGACGTGGGCATTGAGGAGCGTGGCGACGAGGCCCTCGTTGGTGTACAGCTCAACCGTGACCGTGGCGCCTGCCAGGGCGGCGTTGAATGTCAGGTCGCAGTCAACGGTCATCGTGTCGCCGCGCTGGAATGAGCCGCGCTCGAAACTGCCGTCGGTGACGTAGAGTTCGGCGACGTTCGCGGCGGGCTTGACGGTGCCTTCGTATTCGGTCTCTCCCGTGCCGTACTTTGTGCCGAGCGCCACGGCGCCAACCGCAGGAGTATAGGTCACAGTCACCCCGGTGGTGTTGCTCTCGCCGCTCAGAACCACCCCGTTCTTGCTGGCCTTGCAGTAGAGTTGATAGGTGCCTTCCGGCAGCGGGATAATGGCGCAGTTCGCCGGTTTGCTACTGCCACCGCCACCCGGCGGCGGAGAAACGATGGCCGCGTAGCCGGCCTTGGAGATTCGGCTCACCTCAACGTCCGAGCTGACGTCGTAGAAAATCAGAACGTCCGTGGCCGCATAGTCCGCGATGTTGGCAATCGTGGCCTTTGTCGTCCCGTCCTTCATGTTGGTAAGCGCCAGCGTCGTGGGGTCGGCTGGGGCGGTGATCACAGTGTCCGCCATCGCCGTCCCGTCATCGGCCTGCATCTCGCCGGCGTATTGCTGGGTGGCGCCGTCTGAATTGGCGGTGACTCGCAGGTGGATGTAGCGCTTCTTGGTGGTCAACGCGGAGAGCGCGTTTAGTTGGGCCAGAGTCTTCTCGGCGCTCCAGCTCGGAGTTTCGGAATCGGAGAAGTCATAGGCGAAGGTGGCGTTGGTGGTAGGCCAGCCTCCTTCCGGAGCCAGGTTGGCAAACACCAGGCCATCGAACAACTTGCCGGCGCCGGCGTCGGCCTTGAAAATTAGCGGGCGGCCGTCGGTTGGGAAACCAGAGCACCAACGGACCTCTTTGACCTGCGAGAGCTTGGCGGCGTTGTCCGCCAGCCGCGTGAAGGTCGGGTACATGGTGGCCGGCCACGTAGTCCCCAGGTATTCTAGCTCGCAAATTACCGTCTCAACCGTGAACACCCCACCCGTGATTGTCCAACGTCCACGGGTGTAAGTCCCGGTCGAATCCTTCAGGACGTACAAGCGCATGGTGTACCAAGTGCCGTCCGCCAAGACTGCACTGTGATATGCTATCCTGTCCGCATAGTTCAGATAGTAATCGTAATTGCTGGAGCCTCTCCAATTCACCAGTGTCCAGGATTGGCTGTCCGACGGAATCATACCGCAGGCACTACGGATACCCGCCGCCCACTGATTATAGTTGGCGCCCTTCCCGCACATCTTGAACTCAAGATACCCTACCGCCCTGGCAATTCCAACCGTCTTGGAAATGCCGTGATTCCAGGCATCACTGCCGTCCATCGAGACAACACCACCGGCCAGGTTGACCTTGCCATCGGCATCGGTTTCGGTCCAGGCGGTTAGGTCGGCAAAGTCCTCAGTCCATACGGGCTGAAGTAGCAATTCATAAAGCCGCTCGCCCGTAAGCGCGGGTGGCTGAGTCCTTGCCGGCCCCAACTTGGTGGCGTCTGTGGTGGTGGGGGTGCCCCAGGGAATTCTCACAAGCCGAGGTCCTCTACCTTCCCAACGTCGCCGGGGGCAATCACGAACGGCTCTTTGTCCGGCGTCAGATCCAGCGCCAGCGCGGCCTCGCGCAGCCGGCCGGCCTCCTCCACCATCGCCTCGGCGAGCGACGGGTAAATGTCCAGCTCGGCCGACAGCGTCTTGGCGTCCTTGGCTGGCTCGGTGGAGAGCGTGCCGAGGATCGCGGCCTTGTCGCCGGAGCCCGCCAGCACGCGGTTGCGGATCGAGGTCCTGAGCGCCACCAGATCTATCGGGTCCGGCACGGGCGCGATCTCCTCGGACGGCGCCGACGCCAGCACCTCCTCGGCATCGAGGAGCGCCTGGGAGTAGGCAACCTGTTTCCGGAGTTGGTCGCGCAGTTTGGTATCCATCTACCACCCTCCCTCGCCCGGCTCGTCCGGGTCCCGCGAGAGCCACACCAGCACGCGGCCGATGGTCTGGTCAACTATCCACGCCAGCCCCGCGAGAATGTCCCGGCGCCAGTGCCACGCGGTGTAGAGCGCCAGCAACGCCAGGAACGCGGCGAAGACGTAGGGGACGAGCGCGGTCATTCGCCACCGCCCATGGTCAGCGACTTCCCGCCGGCCGTGCGCCGCAGAAGCTCTTTCACGTCGGCCTTGATTTCTTCGATGTCCCGCGTGCGCTCGTTGCCTTCGCTCCGCATCACCTTGATGTCGCCGCTGGACTCCGCAATCGTGCGCGCGTTGTAGAGCCAACCCGACCCCAGCGCCGCCAGTGCCGCGCCGACCAGCAGCCACAGAATCGGGCGCCGGCACTTCAGATGCTCGACCAGGATGACCTGGGAGTCCTTCTTGGCGCCGAGATGGTCAGGCATGGCCTACCCTTTCGCATTCTCTCGGATGCTGTCCGCGAGTTTCAGACTAGCCCCGGCGTCAATGAGCGCCGCCGAGGTGTCGCCGTCCTTGTAGGAGCCCGACTTGCACAGGTCCACCACCGTCGAGAGCGCCCCGGCCACCCGCTGCACCTGGCCTTTGCGCCACAGCGCCCAGAGCGCCCCGCCAATCCCCACCGCGGTCCCGCCGTAGGGCAGCGAGCCGAGCAGGTCCTTGAGCAGCGACCCGCCCGCGCCGATGATGGCCTCGCGCGCGCCGCGCTCTCGGGCGATGCCCGCGGCGTTCTCGGCAGCGGCCTCCGGCGAGAGTGTCACACCGGCGGGGTCCACGTCGGCCTTGATGTCGGCCGCCACCTCGCGCAGTTCGGCCGCGACAGCCGCGCCCAGGGGCGACTGCGCCGCCTCCGCGAACTTCGCGCCGCGGATCACAGCCACCTTGTCACGCTCGGTCACGCACCCGGCGGCCAGGAGCAGCACGAACCACAACGGCAGGTAAACTCTACGCATTTCAGCCTCCGAACGGTTTCGGGTCAAGCCTGCGAAGCGCCGCAAGCAGATTTCTCCGCTCGAACTCCAGCGACTCCGGCGGCACGGCCACCGCCTGCCAGCCCGGGCATTCATCGAGCTTGCACTCGCACCGCGCCGAGTAGTAGCCGAGCTGCCGCATCTCGGCGACGGTATGGTTTCGCCGGCCGGATTCGTAAAGCTCGAACTCGATGCGACTCATACCGCCGCCTTCCGCGCCGCTTTCGCGACTTCCTTGTCGATGCCTTGCATCAGCTTATCATGGTAGCGCCCCAAAACCTGCCACTGACATTCAGTCAAAGCTGGACGCAAAAACGGTTTCGGCGGTGCTCCTGGATGACTCACCTGTCCCGAAACCCATTGCCCGAATCCCGTTCCAGACATTTGCGAACCCTTCCGCGCCGGAAGCCACACCGGCCCCCCGAGCGGAATCTCGTGCGGTTCAGTTCCGAACTCTACAAGATGCGCCGTGAATGCTGGCCGCGCTCCCGTCTGCTGATTCTTGAAAGCCGAATCCGGCTGAACCACGCCGAAAACTTCTCCCTTACGGGTTTTTGTGTAGACACTGAGCCCAAGCGACTGCTTCAAATCTCCATGCTCGACGGGAACCATTCGCCGGGCCGTCTGAAGAACGGGAGTAAAAGCGTAACGAACCGCGGGACGAACCGCGCGCCGAGCTACCGCAGGAGCAAGCGCGGCGAGTCGCCGTTGCACTCCTCGGAGATCGTCAAGATTCATCTCGGCATGAAAGACTTTCATTCCTTTAGGCATCGACGAGTACCTCCGACTCAGAGTCGGATTCTTTGCAGAGCAAGAGGAGCTCGCGATTCCGCTCCTCGACATTCGAGACACTCACGATTTGGAAGACGCGCACCTTCCCGCCAGGTTGCTTCCAAGTCAGCCGCATGGTCGTGTCAATCATTCGGTTCCATCGGGTTGTGATGCGATGCGTCTCGATGCCGGCGACCTTCTTCGCCTCGACGATCTCCTCTCCGCTCAAGGGCTCGACGTAACAATGGATTTGCCCGAGCCCCTTCCAGTCCTCTTTCGGCTGGCCGTAGGAATCCGCAGCCGCGGAGGGTTGCTCCACGGTTAGGATATGCCGCAGCTTGCCGGCGTAGAGGCTCAAAGCGTCCTCCCGCTAAGTCGTGCGGGATGCCCCGGAGTTGACGATCTGAAGCTTGATCTTGCCCGAGCCGAGGCCGACGCCAAGGAGCGAAATGCGCGCGGTCGCTGCGGTGCCGGTGTGGTCGGTGCCGGGGCACATCTTTCCCGGAGTGCTTGAGAGCTCGTAGACCGTGCCGGCAACCGGGGCCGCGGTTGTCCCGATGGTCAGTTCATCGTCTTCGCTGGCAAAGTTGGCCGGCTGGCCATCGCCGCCGCCGTTCAACATGACCCCAACCACAGACGCCTGCGCAGCAGTCGCCGAGTTGGCATCTGCCAGTTTCAGACTGTTGGAGTCCGAGGCATCCTTGTAAACCACGTCACCCGCGACCAGCGTAGCGCCGCAAGTGCCCGAGTTTTTGCGCCCCGTGGCGCTCGCCAGTACCTCCGCCGCAGTGATGCTCAGGTCCGCCATGTTCGATCCTCCTAGATTTCCTCTCTCACGCGGTAGTCACTCAACAGAGCATCCACCGCCAACGGTAAATTTGCGACCGGCGCCCCTATGACAACCGGCTCGCGGTGGTCGTACCAGTGCCCCACCATCATCAAGATTGCTTGCCGAATCGGAGCGGGGACAAGCGCCGCAGTTGCCCCGAAGCCGGCCTTGTACGTCACAAGAACATCGTCGGTCTGCCCGCGCGCGGAAGGCCAAGAGCACCCATAGGCCGGAACGATTCGCCCGACCAGACTCGACACATCCGTTTGGTATTGCGAGGCGGCAAGCGTAGTCAGCATCCCGGCAGTGTTGTAATATTTCAGCCCATCGGAAGCGATGGACATAAACGGCGGACGCGGCAAGCGGAATTCCGCGGGGAAGGAATCGCATCGAAGCTGTAGCGTCTGCTCAATGAACGCCCGCCGACAGACGCTCTCGCAGTAGACCCGCGCCGACGAAATCAGCCGCTCAAGAAGCGTGTCATCATCGTCGATGTCCACGCGGCAATGCGTCTTCGCCTCTGCCAGCGTGACCGGCTCGATGGTCGGCGGAGTCGAAACGACGAGGGAGCGCCTCATGGGCTAGACCTTCCTCGGACGGCCGGGGCCGCGCTTCTCGGGTTCCGCTGCGGCAACGGGCGCCGCACCCTCGGGAGCCGGGACAACGACAGTCGGCACGGGGGTTGCCTGCGGCTTCGGGATGGACTGCCCGACCGTGAGCAAGTCCTTGTGCCCGAGCAGCACGAAGCCCGCCTTGACCATGCCGTCCACCGTCGCCTTGCAACTTCCGGCGAACGCCCCAAAGCTCCCGCGCTCATTCGTCCCCCACTTCTTGAGGAACGTCACCGGGATCGACTCACTCGCAGCCATGCCACGCCTCCTTCGGTTTCCCGTTCTTCGACCAATCCGTGATGTCCTGGTAGATCGCCCCCATGTTTGCGCCGGGCCATCTCACCATCAACTCAGCGTGACCCACTGCCACGCGGTTTGCGAGGTGGAGATTCCGGCCGCACCGTTCCCACAGGCGCCAGAATCCGATATCGTCATCAACGCAGCCCTCGCCCCACATCCCATCGGAGGCGGGAATATCCTGGAACCATGGATGCGGGAGTCCATCAAACTTCGAAGCGCGGAAGAGCGTGAGGCCGAAATGCGCGGTGCTCACCTTGCGCGCATCTCCGCGGAAATCGGTGCTGGTCAGATCGGCGACGTACTTCCCATCGGGTCCGCGGATGGTGAAGAGCGCGGAGGCCCAGCTCCTCGCCGACTGCACCGGGGCCAACGCATCGATCTCGGGATGCGCAAGCATCACGCGGATCATAGAGTGCAGATCGTCGGCCTTGAATATCGTGTCGTAATCGAGAGTCAACAGGAGTTCGGGCTTCTCCTCGCGGAGCGCCTCGGTCATCGCGAGTTCCAGGCAATGCCCCCAATAGGCGCCGGTGACTTTGCGCAGCTTGACGCGGAGTCCGTTGAAGCCCTCGATGCAGCTCAAGAAGTGATCCTGGAAGCCGAGCCGCGGGACAGAGATGCACGCCGCGATCTTGAGGTTGCCGAGGTCAACGGTGGATGCGGGCGCGGAAGCAACCGCGGGCACGGCGCTCACCGTGGCGACTCCGGCCGGAGCCGAGATAGCCCCGCTCGCGGTGCCGTCCTTCGGTGGCTTCCATCCCTCGGGCTTCTGCGCCTCGATGTTCAGAGACACCGGGAGCGAACCACAATCCGGAATCTCGGAAACCCACTTGCGGAGATTGACCAACCCGCACATCTCCAGGATGGTGCGGAGCTTCGCCTCTGTGAAGATCGCCAGATGCGCGTCATGAATGGACATATGACCGCCGAGCAGGAACCCTTCGAGATTCCACGCCTCGTCTCCCGGGGTCTGGTAGTGGCTCACGATCCAGTCGAAATCCGGCACAGCGACCTTGAGCCAGCCACCGGGCTTGAGGACACGCGCCCACTCCAAGATGACCTTGATCGTGTCGTTGTAGCTGAAGTGCTCCAGGAGGTGCGAAGCCCGGATCACGTCCGCGGAGTTATCGGGGTATGCCAGCGGGTAGGCCGGCTTCCCGTGGCGGATATCGACGGGCTCGAATCCCGGGATGATCGTGTCGGCGGCGCCCAGGTTGAGTTTCACGCGACCACCGTGCTTTCAGGCTGCGCGGAGCGACTGCCGCCCTTGAGATAGTGGTGGTCGATGACCGGATCGATGTTCGGCCAACGGTCATTGAGCCGGTTGTATTCCTTCGGGAGCCAAAGCGTCTGCATCGGAATCCGGCTCACGTTGTAGACCAGATCAAGAATCGGGTCGGTCTGCAAGGTGGCGGGGTCTTGATCCAGAGCCGAGATCCACCGCGCGATTAGCTCCAGCGCTGGAGCCGTGTACGCGAAGTAGAGCACGCCCCCGGAAACCAATAGCCGCTCGGGGTTGTAGGCTGTCCACTGACGATTCTTCGGGTCGGGGTCTGCCGCGAAATTGTAGGCCGCGAAGTCAACCGGAGTCCCGAAGAGGAGATCCGGCAGCTTCTTGACTTCACAGTCACAATCCATGTAGAGGATCGACTCGCGCGCGTCAATGAGTTTCTCGAAGAGCCACTTCACCCGAAAGTTGCAACTCTGATGCCAAGAGCCCTTGTCGGGAATCTCCTGTATGAGCTTCCGCAAGCCGAACCGCTCGCACGAAGCGACAAGTCGCTCGGCTTGCTCCGGGTATGTCCCGTTCCGCGTGAAGTAGCTGACGACGAGCATCGATCCTCCTATTTTGAGGGAGTGGGGGACTGGCCCCATTGCCAGCCCCCCTCCCGTTTCAGCGGTGACTAGACGCCCATCAGGACGTCCACGTTGGCGCCGGTCGTGCCCAGGGGCGCGGGGTTGTTGCCGCCCTTGAACAGGTTCGCCACGGCCGCAACGATGGTCGTGGTGCCGGGTGAGAACGAAACCCGGAGGTAGCGCCGCTTCCCACGAAGGTCGATGTTGGCCTTCATGATCACGCTCCCGGCGGTGTTGCCGATAGGCAGCGTGAAGTCGGTGGTCTGCGTCAGCCCGGCCGTGACGTAGGTCGTCAGGTCGTGGCTCTGCTCGATCTTGAGCGTCACCGGGGCGGTAGTGTCACTCGTGGCGCTGCCCAGGATGTCCACCGTGCAAAAGCTAAAGCCCTTGCAATCGATGGTGCCGGAGGCCGTGGCGCCCACGGTCCTGGAGACCGGGACGATGGCCAGGACTGCCTTAGCAATGGGATTCATGTTCTATCCTCCTCTTCCTGGCCGCGGTTAGCTGCCGATGAGCGCAACGACGGCGCCGGGATCGGTAGCGTTGCCCACCACGCCGGGCTGCATGTCGATGCGCTCAGTCACGCGCACGGCGATCATGTCTTCGGCGAAGTAGATTTCGTTGCTGACCGCGACTTCGAGACCGCGGCGCTGTCCCATGATGAGGGCCTGCCCCAGGTCGCCGTAGAGGAGAATCGGCAGCCCGGTGTAATCAGTCGATCCGGTGTAGTAGAGCGGATTCGAGGGCATGGTCTGAACGAAAACGATCTCGTCACCGTCGTAAACCCGGACCTTCCGACCGGAGAGGTCTTCGGTGGTGGCGCCGCCCGCGGCCTTGGCAATGCGGCCAATGGTGCGATAGGCGCACTTTTTGGAAGCGAACCAGCGAGCCCGCTGAGAGAACCGCTCTGGCAGATGCCCGCCGACGTTATCGAGGTCGGCCTGGAGCACCTCAGAGAACACGTCCGCATTCGAGCCGCTACAAGTCACGTTCATCCCCGCGTGATTTCCATCGACACAGAGCGGGAGAAGCCCGACGATACCGTGATAGGTGGCGCCGCCGTCACCGTTCATGCCGTCATCGTCCTCGGCCTTGGCGATGGCATTGCCAGCGCGCCCAGCCGCGTAGTCGGCGACGTTGATCACCGCGTCTTCAACGAGCTCGCGCGGGATCGGGATCAGGACACCCAGCTTCTTGGCCGAGAGGGTAGCCATCGTGAGAGTCGGCTTACCCGTGGTGATTGCCGTCCCCTGTCCCGGAGAATAGACAGTCGGCAGAGCGTTCTCGATCGGGACGGTGAGCGTATCGCTCGGCATGTTGACCAGCAGCCCGTCGCGAGTGATGACCGAACGAATCGCGCCGTAGGTCTCGGTGACCAAGCGCACGGCACCTTCCATCGCATCGGGAACCAAAGCGCCGCCATCGGCGGTAACCGTGCCGCTCATGTTCGCGGCATCGGGCCACATCTCATCCCGGTGGTCGCGGCAGTAGCGGAGCGCCTCGGCCTGCTTCGGGCTGCCAGGCTTGAGCAACTGAGCCCGGAGCGCCATGCCGGCGAAGTACGCCTGCCGGATGCCGTCTTCGGTCTCCTGGAAGTTGATCAGCCGGCCGGAGAACCGCGGGCGAACGCTGGCGCGGACACTCTTGGCCGCATCGCGGGCCGCCTCGTCGGCGCCGTCGCCGAGTTCCAGTGTGGAGCGCCGCACGGGGGCCTCGATGCTCCCGATGGCGCTGTCGAGCGAAGCCAGCGCGGCTTCCTCGGTCTCCGCGGACTTGATCGCGGTCTTGGTGCTCTCGGCCTTGGCCACCAGTTCGGAGACCTTGGCGCTTTCCTCGGGGGTCATTTCGCGATCCTTGGTGGAGTCGCGCAGAGTCTTGGCCTCGCCGAGGATGCGGGCCAGCTCCGCCTTCAGTCGCTTGCTCTTCACAGAGAGCCTCCTGATTCGTTTCCGTGTAAAGCGCTTCGGTCCCCGTCGGCCCGGCTCGGCGTGCCTTCGTTTTCCTCAGCAACCAGGATGTCCAGCGATGCCCGCGCACGTCTCGGCGTGCCCTTGGCCTTCGCCAGCCCTGCAAGAGTTTCGTCCAGCGTCTTGATCGAGTCGATCAGCCCCGCCGCTTTCGCTTCGGGGGCGAAGAACATCCGCCCATCGGCAACGTCCTTGAGCCCCTCGACGCTCCGCCCCCGGCGGATCGCCGCGTAGAAGTCTTTCGAGGCGGTGTCAACGATGCCCTGGAAGTAGGCTTTCTGCTCTTCGGTTACGGGCGTCCCCTCCATCCCCGAGCCTTTGTAGGCGCCCGAGGTGAAGCTGATATTCTTGACGCCCATCTTCGCGTAGAATTCGGACCAGTCGTACATCGGAAGAATGGTGCCGATGCTCCCGATCCAATCCATCCGGCCAGCGTTGATCTTCGTCGCCTGAGAGGAGAGGTAGTAGGCCGCACTGGCGGCCATGCCCTGCACCTGAGCGACTACCGGCTTGACCGCGCGAGCCGCGAGCAGGATGTCAGCCGCGTCGGCCAGGCCGTCAACGCTCCCGCCGGGAGAATCGACGATCAACAGGATCGCGCCGACCTCGGGGTCAGCCACCGCGGCGCGAACCTGCGCACCGATGGCCGCGTAAGAGGTGCCCTCCATGATTTCGAGCAGCCACGAGGGATTGCGGTCAAGCACTCCGCGGACCTCGACGATCTCCACCCCCGAGACATTGCGCCGCGGGACGCGGCTCTCTTGGGCCTTGACCTCGATGATCATCCCCGCGCGGCAAGCCGCCTCCATCGCGGTGAGCATCGAGCGGAATCTCGCGGGCTCCATCGCCCAGAGGTTCGCACCGGGAACTATCATCCGTTGCATGTCAGACTCCAATCGCGCCAAGGAAGCGCAGCGCGGCGGCGGGAACCTCAGCGGCGCGCGTCACAAGCCAAGCGTCGAGCGTTCCCGCGACGTTGGCCGCGCAAGCGGCATCACGCGCGGTCGCGCAGTATTCCTCCGCGAACCCCGAGACCGACATCGGCCTGGCGGGGCGCCCCGTCCACGCGACGTAAGCCTCCGCGAGCGGTGCGAGCGCATCGGCCAGGAGATCGGCTTGCTCGGCGAAGAAGCTCGCGGCGAAGGATTGAAAGTCCTTGGCGGTTTCAGAGCGAGACTTGCGAGACAGCGCCTTGACCTCCCGGCCGACAAGCCGGGCCATTGCCTTTTCCACCGGGGGGACCAGCGCCGCGCGGGCGTTCAAGTCAGCCCCGGGGGTTTGTCCCGGTAGCGCAGGAGCGACCGGCGCCGCTGCGGGCTCCTGGTCATCGAGCCCGTCTATCGGGTTCATGTTCTCCGCCTCGCGGATTTCGTTCGGCTCCATCCATCGCGGCTCGCCGGCATGACCAAGCGCGACGCGGTACGCCTCGTAGCGGCTCTTCTGGTCGCCGCGGACGAGCGCCTCGATTTTGAACTCGGCGAAGTATTCCTCGTGCTCCGACTCGGAGAAGAGCTTGTAGGAGCACTCCATTTCCCAGCGGGTCAGCCACGGGAGGAGCGTGAAGCGTACGAAGTCAATCCCGCTTTGCTCCACGCTGGCGAAGGTCGGCTTGTTCTGGCCGTTCAGGAGGTGGACGGGCACGCCGAACCAGTTCGCAATCTCCTCGCGCTGGAATGCGCGGCTCTCAAGGAACTGCGCCTCCTCGGGGGGCGTGCCGATTCCGTGAAACTTCATCCCCTCCTCGAGGATCGCGAAGCGGTGAGCCTGGCTCAAACCCTGATGCATCGAGGCCCAGGAGTCGCGGAGATGCCTCGCCGCGGCATCCCCGAGCTTTTGCGGATGCTCAAGGACTCCACCCGGCCGCGCGCCATTGCCGAAGAACGCCGCTCCGAACTTCTCCATTGCGAGCGACAGCCCGATGGACTCCGCCGCGTGACGAATCACGCTGTAACCAATCAGCCCCTCGCCGCTCATGCCCTTGAGGTGGAGCACGTCTTCGGGGGCCAGCGCGACCGAATCAGCGGCGCCAACGCGGACCTTGTAGAACACCCGCGCGCCCTCGACCGTGGGGGTCATCCGCCACGGGGGGATCGGCCAGAGCTGCACCGGGCGCCCCGCGCCGTCCCGCGCGATCTCCGCGTAAGCGTTCCCCCACAGGAGGAGGTGCGCGGTCATCGTGTGGCGGAAGGTCAGCGCGTCCATGAGCGGATTCGGGCGCGTGCGGAGTAACTGGTACACCGGCGAGTCGGTCGCCCGCTCCTTGCCCTGCTCCAAGCGGCGATAGGTGACGAGCGGGAGCACGCCGACAGCCGAAGCGATGATCTCAACGCACCGCCAAACCGTCGCGGAGGTCAGCGCGGAGTGACAGTCAACGCGAACGCCGGAGGCCAGCGCCGGCCCCAGGATGTCGCCCCAATTCGTGCCGGCCCAGAATGGACGGTCCTGCTTCTGCTCCTGTGTCTCCTGAGCGAGTAGCCGAAGAACGCTCACGGCTTCGCTCCCTTGTGGATGCCAGCAAGCGTCAGATCAAGCCAGAGGAGCCCCCCCGCCGCGATGCAGGCCCAGCCCGCTCCGAAAACCATCGAGACGCCGGCGGCGACAGCCGACAGCGAAGCGACGGCAAGAATCGACAGGCGATGCTTGACGATGAACGCGGCGGGCTTGCTCTCCGGCATTCGGCGCTCCGAGCCACCCGCCCCCCGACGGGTCAGCCTTCGCCCGGGTTATATCCGCGCGGGCGGGAGCGCCGCAATCCTACGGCTAATTAATTCCGAGGAAAACCGGTTTCCGCCCCCAATGGGTTCGTTTCCGCCATGCGCTTACCCTATGCGTCGGCTTGCAGTAGAGCGCGTCGGCGCGCGTTCCCGGGGGTAGTGGTTTGCCACAGTGCGCACAGCGCGGCCGAGCATGTTTCACTTGGGTTGCCCTTTCGATCTCCCCCGCCGATGCTTCCCGAACGCCAGCCGCCAGCGCCGCGCGAGCTCCGCCTCCGACACGCTCCGCGGCCGGCGACGACTGCCCTTGCCGGTCATAAGCTCTTGAGCCCTCCCTTCTCGTAAACGCTCCCCGTGTCCGTGGCGACCATCGCCCGGCCACAAGCCATGACGGCGCAGACAACGCCGTCAATCTTTTGGGGCGAGTCCTTCGATGGCTTCACGGGTTTGATGTTCCCGGCGCCGTCTTCGAGTAGCCGGCAGTTCCCGAGATTCCACCGGAGCACCGGATTCCCGCCGTGTAGAATCTTCCCGGTCAACACACGCTTCTCGAATTCCTTCGCCGCCGGGCTCATGGAGACGAACCCCTGCCGGAAGTTGACCACGCTAAAGCCGTCGCCCTGGAGGTCGGTTGCCATCTGCGCGCCGTTCCACGGGTCCATCGCCACTTCGGCAACGGTGAACTGCCGCGCCAGGTCATTGAGCTTCCCCCGAATCAGGTTCCCGTCTATCACGTTGCCCTCGGTCAGCGACAGGAATCCGTCCGAGTCCCAGGCGCGGAGTAAGCTGGAGTCCTTCGGATTGCGTTCGTCCAGTCGCTCGCGCGGTAGCCAGTACCACGGCAGCAGCACCGCGGAACCATCCTCACGCGGAAACCACAGGACCGCCGCGGTCATGTCGCGAGTGGAGGAGAGGTCAAGCGCGGCGAGGCATCGCTGCCCCTTGAGCGCGTCGTACTGCCTCACGCGCCACTCGGCGGGCGACTCGTTCTCAAGGGTCGCGGTCCCGGCGTCCCACTGCTCCAGCGAAATCCAGTTGACCGACGCTTCAACCTTCTGATTCAGGTGCAAGCGACGGAAGAGCGTGAGTAGCCGGGCATTCGTGCGCGCCTTTTCGGCGAGCCCCTGCAGGTATTCGAGCTTCACCGACACGCCGAGATTCGGATTACAGGCGGCCCAGACCTTCGGGTCATCCCATGCGGAACCCTTCGGAGCCTCGAAGATCACCGGCAGGAAGCGCGGATCGTGGACTGTCCCGTCCCGCACCGCGCCCGCGTAATCCCGCATCTCGTTGCAGATAGACGGGCGGTCAGAATCCGCCGTGGTCAGATACCAGACGAGCGGCTGCACCCGCGCCGCGGTGCCCTTGAGCAAGATGTCCGCGAGATCCCCGTTGGGATGCCGGTGCAGCTCATCGATCATCGCCGCGTGCACGTTCGCCCCATCGGCGGTATTCACGTCGGCGGCGAGCGCCTTATAGACACTCAAGGTTTCATCGCACATGATGGTCTTGAGCGCCGAGCCGCCCGTCAGCCCATACACCCTGAGCTTCGCCGACAGCCGGGGCGACTTCTTAACCATCCCCGCCGCGTGAGAGAAGACCTGCCCCGCCTGCTCACGCGTGCATGCCGCCGAGTAGATTTCCGCGCCCGCCTCCCCATCCTCCGAAATCAGGTAGCAGACCAGCCCGCCGGCCAGGGCCGTCTTGCCATTCTTGGCGGGGATGTAGATGAACACCTGCCGATACCGCCGCCGGCCCAGCGCATCGAGCCACCCGAAGGCCGTCCCGACCACG